AAGATGAACATCATCATCGCAAATGCCCACATCACTGAGGGCTACCTCTATATCCGCACGGTAATGACCTCCACATCCAAGAGAATTTTTGATTATGAGTTCGCGGTGGACTTGACAGATGCCCTCAATGAGAGGCATGATGCAGCAGACATCGCGGAGCATGAAGCTAAAATTACCATAGAGGAATTTGAAAGGGCTCTCGATGTGTTTGGAGATAAACCGCATTGAGAGAAATACCGGATACATACCCAGTCATACCCTATGAGGACAAGAATGCAGCCAAAAAAGTCTTCTTGAGATATTACTGTGGACAGAGTCGCTACTCACGAAAAGATGCAGCGTATCGTGCTGGCATACCCATAGATGTAGCCTTGAAATGGTTCAAGAATGAGCTGGGGTTTATGACCTTACTGGAGAAGGAACTCAAACGCCACAAAGAGCGCAAGCCGAAGATTCGAGAGCATGTAGTGGAGAAAGCCATTCAGTTTGTGGAGGCAAAAATAACGGACTGCTTCCACACAGACCCCATCACCGGGGAACTATCACTGCTTTCTTTTGACCAGATACCTGAAGGCACCAAGATTGCCATCAAGAAACTTAAAATAGTCCGGCAACGAGTACAGACCAAAGATGGCAAAGCGGTCTACTCAGATGTGCTCGACATAGAACTGCACGACTCTGTGAAGGCTCTGGGTCTCTTAGGAGAATGGGCCGGAGTCAAAGCAGAAGAGAAACGCCAACTGGGAGACAATGCAGTTCAAATTACCGGACTGACCCTTTTGCCTCCACCAGAGGCTAAACCGACAAGGAAGGAACTACCTAATGCCGAAAGTAATGAAGATGGTCCCGCTGGGGAAATACAGCCTGACGAAGAGACAGATGGAGGAGCTTCAGAGGCGTGGATGGGGGAATGAACATGCACTGGACAGGCTCACCTGTCAGGAAATCAGAAAGATTCCCTACTTCGGAATCAAAGCAATTGAGATGGTCAAAGAAGCCCGAGGTCTCGGTGGGCCTACGGAGATTGACTTGACACAGAACACCGAATTAGATAACCTCATATTTGGAGAGCCTGAAGAAGGGGATGAAAAAGGTCGAGACAAAATCAAACTCACCATCCCCCTCCCGGCCAGGCACATAGATTGGCTCAAACGGCTCTCGGTGCATGGGCAGGAGTTGAACCCGCACATAAAAGAGCAATACACTGTAGAGATGTTGGTCCGTAAGTTTATCTTGAATGCTCGGGCGAAAGATGAAACTGATGCAGGCCGTCGAACCCGCAGCACAACCAACCGAAGGTAATTGATATGAAAATTAATGACATAGATAGCATAGATATGATGTTTTTATTTACTTTTTTCATACTCGCAATGATTGTCTTTCTTATGGGCTTGGGGTCAGCACTCAATGCGGGTGAAAACCTCTGTAATTGCCAGAAAGCACAAATTGAAGAAGTGGAGGAGAAGCGATATGAATAAAACTGAATTACTCCAAAAACTTAAAGACCTATCTGAATCCTATGACACTGAAGGAGCACACGTCAGGGCTGATGAAGCTATTATTGAATACATTAATGATGTAGAAATAAAATCTGCATTTGAAGAAATAGAAAAATGGTACGCATAACATGATAGGCGAGAGCGTAGTATCTGATTTCTCAGAGTCTCCAACTGTATGGGACTTCATGCAGGATGAGAGTGCTGTGCGCATCATCATCGGCCCAGTGGGTTCCGGCAAGACCTTTGGATGCTGTAATGAAGTCATGAAACGTGCGCTCATGCAGGAACCTGCGCCGGACAACATACGCTACTTCAAAGCCGCCATTGTGCGCAACACCATGCCTCAACTTATGCGGACAACCATGGAGACATGGCTGGGAGTATTCCCTGAAAACAAAGTAGGGCTCATGCGCAGGTCTTCTCCGGTATCACATACCATCAAGATTGCAGCCAATGATGAAACAAGAGAACCAGGGCTACATCTCCATGTTGACTTCTTTGCCCTCGACAAAGAGAATGATGTGAAGTCTCTGCTTTCCTATGAAGGCACACTCATATGGTTTAATGAGATTCGCGAGATACCCAAGAAGATTATTGATGCCGCCACTGACCGTGTAGGCCGATACCCCTCCATGGCCAAAGGGGGCGTAATGCCGACTTGGCACGGTGTCATAGGGGATACCAACCCACCCGATGAAGACCACTGGATTTATAAGTTTGACCAGACTGACCCCCAAGTAGGGTATACCTTCTTTCATCAACCTCCAGGCGTATTTGAGGCCAAGTTCATTGATGGCGAAGGATGGCGGTCATTAGACATCTCCAACCCAACCTACACAGTCACCGACGAAGACCTGACCATAAAATCAGCCAACAAGATATGGATTGCCAACCCGGACGCGGAGAATTTGCCTTACCTCCCTTTGGCCAAAAAAGGCGACAACCCCCTTGGCCGAGGTGGATACTACCTGAAACGTGTAGCAGGTAAAGACTATGATTACATTCGGGGATATTACCAAGGACGATACGGCCCTGTGTTTGATGGTAAACCTGTCATCCCTGACTTCTCCCGTGAACTGATGGTAGTGGATAATCTGGAGTTTATGCCGAACCTGCCCATCATCGGTGGTATCGATATTGGGGGAGGTACACTCTCCCCAGCTTGCGTGATGGCACAAAAGCACCCAAGTGGGGTGTACTTGATTCATGCAGAACTATCCCCTGATGCAGATGGCATGGGACTCGTCGAATTTGTTGAAGAGCTGAAAAGCATATTTGCCTACAGGTTCCCTGTGGGCGAATGGGGGCGTTTCTACGGAGACCCCGCAGGCCAAAACAGAGACCCGCTCTTCAAGCACACCATGTTTTCCCACTTACAGTCTCAAGGCATCAACGCTTACCCAACACCTACCAATGACCCCAGAGACCGCATAGAGTCCATCAAGGCTCCTATGAAGCGCATGATAGATGGTAAGTGTGGACTGCTTATTGACAGCCGATGCAAAATGCTTATACGAGGATTACTCGGTGGTTGGAAGTTCAAGCGCATCCAAAGCTCCGGGGAAGAGCGATATGTCGATATGCCTTCCAAGAATAAATACTCCCATGTCTGTGATGCGTTGGGGTATATGCTTCAGGGTGGTGGAGAAGGGCGCACTTTGCGCCAAGGGCAAGCCCGAAAGAGCAGAGCTCCGGTACAGGCCAAAACAGGTTTTAAGGTGTTTTAATGTTTGAATGTCTCGTAGTCTTCACAGATGGTAGCCACACACACTGGTGGTCAAAGTTCATGAAGAAAGGATATCGGCACTGCTTTTTGCTCTATCCGCTGACGTGGACAGATGAGCTTTTCACTGAACAGTGGACGGTCATAGTGGACCCTAGTACTAACTACATGAAGACTCAAGTGATTACAGACCCACCAGACAAGGTGCTTGAGGCTATTGGAGAAATTACGGAAGTGATAAAATGTAGGGTTGCAAATATAGACCAAACCAAGTATAGTATCGAAGTAAGAACGTGTGTAACCATCGTTAAATTAGTACTAGGACAACGTTGGTGGTGGATACAAACTCCGTGGGGATTACGGAATAAACTCCTTAAATCCCCGCTGGTGGAGAAATAATATGGCACAGGCAGTAGCGGCTGCGACAGTTTTAGCGTCGGTAGGCTCTTTAGTAGCAGGCAGACAACAAGCTACGTCTCAAAGGCGAAGCCAACGGGCTTTGGTGGCAGAGCAAAAGAAGACTCAAGCAGAAGAACGTTCTCGATTGAATCGAGAAGAAGCTGAGACTACCCGAAGACAAGCTTCCCGTGAATCAGCCCTCCTTGGGCGATTGGGGAGAGGTCGAGGAGCCACTTTGTTTGCTGGGCAAAGAGGGGTGACAACCTCCAAGCTCGGAGGGGGTTCATAGAATGGCTTCTTTACCCGCAGCGCAGATAATGGACCGTGCCCGAAGAGCATGGGACATCAAAGAACTATGGCGGTCTCAATTGGAAGATGCCTATGCCTTAGCCTTCCCATCCCGCAATCTATTCATCGAAGGGCGTACCCCAGGAGATGACCGTGACTCACACATTTTTGATAGTACCCTTCAAGCCTCCACAATCAACTTAGCCAATAAACTCCATGCAGAATTCTTTTCTGCCTTTGATGTGTGGATGAAACTTGTCCCAGGAGTAGGCTTCGATGCCAACCTTTCCATAGACCAAAGAGAACAGGTGCAACAACGGCTCGAAGTGATTAATGCCGTACACCGCTCTGCAATGGAAGTATCCAACTTCGACCAAGTTATCAACGAGATGCTGATGGATTACGCAGTAGGCACAGGCACTATGATGGCTTTGGAAGGAGACAACCGGACTCCTCTGCAATATGTAGCGGTGAACCCAGCACAAGTTGCTCTTGGCGAAGGCCCACACGGTACGGTATGGGAGTATTACCGAAAACACCCTATCCTCCCCCGACTGGTTCGCCCCACATGGGAAGCTCAAGGCTTTGACCCCCCGAGTTGGTGGGATGCATGGGCCGATGACGACGAAAACAACAAACAGAAAATCACACTCAATGAAGCCGTGTATTTCCAGCCTGAAAATAAGAAGTGGTATTTTACCATCATCAGCCCTTCTCATGGTGACGAAAATGACACAGAGAGTTTTGCCACATTGGTAGACAAAGAACTACCCAATAGCATTTGGCTCTCTCCACGATGGAACAAAGAAGCCGGAGAAGTATGGGGCCGAGGCCCGGTACTCTATGCGCTTCCCGATGCCAAAGTGCTCAACAAGACCAAAGAACTTTTACTTCAAAATGCTTCAGTGACTCTATTCCCACCTATGACCTATGTGGATGATATGGAGTTCAACCCAGCCCTATTCTCTATGGAGCCAGGATACCTCAACGCTGTTGCTCGTAATGGTGGACCGATGGGTAAATCTGTCGAGAAACTGGACATGGGAGGAGACCTGGGGATAGGGGCATTTATCTTCGAGGAACTGCAAGCCAACATAAAACGGTTGATGCTCGATGACCAACTCCCTCCTCCTACCGGAGCAGTTCACTCTCCCACAGAAATTATTGAGCGCAAGCGTCAATTGCAGATGAGTAAGGCTGCCCCCTTTGGCCGATTGAACAAAGAGTTCATTCGCCCATTGGCGCAAAGCAACCTGAACATATTGGCCAAGAAAGGTCTTATTGAACCTATTGAAATTGATGGATTGATTATTGACCTCCAAGTATTGAGCCCACAAGCACAGGCACAGAAAGAAGCCAAAGTGCTTGATGCTCAACGTATTATTGAATTGACGCAGGGAATTGACCCAGAAGGTCGACTGACTGCACTTACGATGAATGTAGAGAAAATCCCTAAATGGGCCTCTGACCTCTTGGGAGTCGACCCAAGAATCATGCGCACCAATCAGGAAGTGAATCAGATGCAACAACAAGCTGCCCAACTTCAGGCACAACAAGAGGAAGGATTAGCTGTTGCAAACTAACCCACTTAACCCTATCGACCCCTCACAAGGAGCGAAGCTCAATGAAGAGCAGAGAGCTGCTCGTCAAGAGATGGATATGGTATATCAAGCTGTCTTCGGGACTCCTCAAGGCCAAAGGGTTCTTGCTGACCTGAAGGCGCGTATGGAGGCAGAAGATGTGCCCATGTACAATATGCCTCATGTAAATGAGTATATGCACTATTGTAGTGGAAGACGCTCGGTATTAAAATATTTTGAACAAATAATGAAACGAATCCAGAAAGGATAGAAACATGAGTGGAGATGATTTTATTGGTGAAGTGGATGAAAAACCCACTAAGCCTAAAAAAGCAAAGAAAGAAAAACCCAAGTATGTCTATGAAGGGAAAGTTCACCCTCCTGGGGCAGACCAACCTATTGACATCAAACTGACAGCAGACGATTTGGACCCTGAGAAAGACCCCAAATTGGCACCGCTGTTTGACTTCGCCACCAATAAAGATTTGGCGAACTACATGCAGATGCCTTCTATGCGGGGCATCGTGAACCACATCATGAGCAGCCGTAAACAGCTTGCAATAGACTATGCAAACTACAAAAAACGAGGAAGGATTAAGTAGATGGCCGATGAAAATGAGGTAGTCGACACTGAAGAGGTTGTTGAGACAAATGACCCCATCCCTCAACCAGCCGACGAAGCCACACCACCGAAGAAAGAAGAGTCTGATGAGTTATTCTCTGATGACCCACCCGAAGACAAGAAACCCGAGGGTGACTTGCCTGCCCGACCTGACAATATTCCGGAAAAATTCTGGAATGCAGAAACAGGAGAGTTGCGACTTGATGATTTGATGAAGTCCCAAGAGCATTGGCGTAGTCAGTACCAGAAACTCATGAATGATGAGAGCGGGGTGCCTGAAGATGTTACTGGGTATTTGACCACTCATCTCAATGAGGAAGGGGATTTTGTGTTCCCTGTTGGGGAAGAAGGCACTTTTGAAACTATCCCCAAAGATGACCCGCTGATCACAAATCACCTGGAAGCTTCTCTGGAGCTTGGACTCACGCCCAAACAGTCAGATGCCTATTTAGCCAAAATGGTTAAAGGTATTCACGAGATGGGGCAGGTTCAAGAAATCAACAAAGCTACCGAAGAAACGAAGCTCGGCGATAATGGCCGGGAGCGTTTTGCAGGAGCAAAGTTGTTTATCGAAAACCTCAATATGCCCAAAGAGCGTATTGTTGAATTGAAAAGTTTTGCTCTGCGAACTGCCGAAGGTGTGCAAATGCTGGAAGCAATAATGGCTGAATCCGGACAGCTTTCTATCCCCATGGGTACGGCATCGGAGACCACAGGCCGAGCTGAAATGGAAACTCGATATGATGAGTTGCTGAGTGACCCAGGAGCTCTCGATGATAACCCACGACTACGGGCTGAATTCGAGGGGATTGAAAAGAAACTCTACCCCACCGATAATAGGGGTTGACACAACAAACCAACTCCGCTATAATTTGAGTGTGTTAGAGAGTTCTCGTCTGTAAGCCCTACGAGAATTCCCTACGGAACCCGATTTGTTGGCTATCTTGGAATAAAGACCCGACATTTTGAATTGGCTATTCCAATCTAAAATGTTGGGCTTTTATTTTAAGGAGACAGCAAATGTCAATTAATTTGACGAACAATGCCGTTGCGTCCTTTGACAAAATGGTAAAGAAAGCATACGAAGGCTCTAGTATGCTTCGCAGTTCCGTCCGCGTGAAAACGGGCGTAATTGGGGCCACCCATCAATTTCCAAAGATGGGTAAAGGCCGAGCCACCCCACGTATCCCCCAAACTGATGTAGTCCCAATGAACATCGACCACACAAATGTTGTGGCGACTCTTGAGGACTGGAATGCTCCCGAATACACCGATGTATTTGATGAGCAAAAAGTCAATTACTCTGAGCGCGCCTTACTTGCTGGAACAATTGCAAACGCAATTGGCCGTCGAGAAGACCAGCTCATCATTGACGCGGTTGATGCTTCTGGTACATCCAACACCGTTGCCAAAACAATTGGCACGCTGGATGCCATGAATGTGGACAAAGCTCGTAAAGCAAAACAACTGCTTGATGCTTTGGCCGTACCATCCTCTGACCGAGTGATGGTGATTTCTGCCATTGGCATGGAGCAGATGCTCGGACAAACCCCGGCAATTAGTGCTGATTTTAACTCAGTACGCGCTTTGGTTAACGGGGAAATTAACACCTTCCTCGGCTTCCGATGGATTACGATGGACACTCGTGATGCAGAAGAAGGCGGTCTGCCTATTACAGGTACAGACCGTACTGCGTTTGCTTACCACAATCAAGCTGTCGGCTTGGCTGTTGGTAAAGAGCGTAAAACTGAAGTGAACTACGTCCCTGAAAAAACGTCCTTCCTGGCCAACGGTCTGTTTATCGCAGGCGCAGTGACCATCGATGCCGAAGGTGTCGTGGACATTACTTATGACGAAGCTATCGCGGTTGTAAGCGCAGCTTAGGATAACTCTCAACTAGAAGGAGAATCATCATGGCTTACGCACAAGCAGGATTGAATCCTGGCGGAGAAAATGCCAAAGGTGGTCCGTTCATGAGTACCTATAGTACTGTGGACGCGGCTGCAACTGTGGAGGGGGCAAACTATTTCGATAGTGGTGCTGACAACCTCAACAATAGCATTGGGCAAGGGGTCATCATAGTATTTGACACCAACCTCAATACGACCATCATGTATGGGTATCAGTCTACTACAAGTGCTGTTACTCTTGACGTGGTGAATAAGAAAATACTTGACTAATCCTATGATTAGTTAACCAAGCAGAGAGGGAGGTGTCGGCTCCTTCCTCTCTGCTCACTTTAAAGGAGATGAGCCATGAGTACTACAGAACTTGTAATAAAGCAGAATGCGCTCATACTCATTGGGCATCTACCTATTCAAAGTTTGTCAGAAGAAACTGACCAAAATGCAGTGCTTTCTGCTCGGTATCCCATCCTAAAAAAAAGCTTACTGTCAATGAACACTTGGAAGTTTGTCACCAAGACAGTTCAGCTAAATCAAAACCCTACTCCCCCCGATGGCCGATGGACGCAGCAGTATGACCTCCCTTCGGATTCGGTTGCTGACGGCGTTATCGCTGTTTATGCATCTGATGATGAAAGGGCCCCATCTGTTCTCGATTTTGTCATCCAAGATGGAAAGCTTCTCACGAATCTGGAAGAGGTATGGATTGATTATAAGCGGGATGTGCTTGAAGGAGCTTTCCCTGATTATTTTGATGACCTCATTTGTCATGCTTTGGCTGCTGACATCGCGCTTACGCTGACAGATGACAACTCAATAGCAACTCAGCTTTTTGGGAGGAAAGAACTACTTCTTCGCACTGCCCGTAAACTCGATGCCCAAAGTGCTCCACCTAATAATCGAATTACGCGCTTTCACCTCACGGAGGCTCGACGTACAGGAGTTCCTTCTTAATGCCTGTCCATGTGCTCAGAACTGCATTTACTGCAGGAGAACTCGACCCTAAGCTCATACGGCCAGATTTGGAGCAGTATCACTATGGCGCGGATAAGATGCGCAATGTGTATATCCAGCCCCAAGGAGGCTTCTTTCGCCGTCCAGGGGGTGACTTTGAAGACACACTGGAGAAGTTTGAGTCAGACCTATTTAACCAAGCCCCTGCTCAGAATTTTGACTTCTCAGCTAAGTCATGGGGGATTACCACTGCGAACGAAGTCAGTGTGGTTTATGTTACACAGAAAGACGACACTACTTTCTATACACTTTTGGAGCCGGATAACGACTACACCATAAACGTTGGCCTTCAGCGCGTAGTAGTGGATACTCGGGTCGACGCTAAGTTTCCCGCTTTGTCTCAAGCTTACATCATTAACATATCCTCTGGCAGTGAGATTGATGCTGTTGGGGGCACAGACAACGTTAAAGCACGGGAATTTTCTTTCAGCCTTGAACAGAAATATCTTTTTGTATTCCTACCCTTCATAGCTCATATTTACAAAAAAGTAGCAGGGTCATGGGTGCTGCAAGCGACTGTCAACACCCCATTCCATAATGATGTAATTCCTAAATTAACATTCACGCAGCAACTTGATT